TAATGTGCGAAGCTTACAGTGGACAACAATTATCTATACCTTCTGATAATGAAGATGAATGGAAATCATGGGCGGTAGGATTAAACGCTATTGATGTGTTTACTAATAACGCCATACCCGAACTAAATGCTGATATGCGAGTTCCTGCTGTGATTCCTGTTCCTGAAACATACTGACCAACATAAAGTTTTCCTGAGGTTACCGCAGTTACTGTCATAACAGTTCCGCTAATATCACCCGTAACCACAGCTATTTCTTGAGTTAGAGAATCGCCTACCGCATAACCTGAGCCTTTGTTAACCATAGTCACAGATGTAACTGCATTGCCTGAAACGATAATGTTTGCAGTAGCTCCTGTTCCTGTCACGCTACCTGTTAGTGCTACATTGTAATATGTTCCGTTTGTGTAACCTGACCCTGCGTTATTAATTGTAGGATGTGATCTAATAGCGTTTAGTGTATTTGTGTTCCAATCCATATTTATAGGGAAAGGAAATACCTGTGAGAAATAACCTGCTGATCTTTGTGAGCCTATTGACAAGCCTGCGTCATACCAACAGTTCTCACGGATGTTATAAATAATTGCGTCGTTACATTCTTCTGAATCACCTCTTGGATAAAACCACCATACCTCACCAAAACGAGGAACCTTTGTAGCAAATATTTTTTGGCGTTGTGCGTAATTTAAATTATCAAAGAAATAGTTTTGATTCATGCTGTTTGGAATTTCTTTAACAACACCGTTATATAGTAGGAAGCGGTCAACACCACACCAATAGTAAATACCGTCATACTCAATAACAGATTGAGAAGACATGATAGAAGTTTGAGATGAGATAATGTCGTAACGCCAATAAAGCGTTGCACCGAAGTCTGCGCTATTTGGAATGCCTATGTTAGTTGGCGCGTAGCTTACTCTAATTAAAGAATCAAGAGCCCAAAATAATCCTGATGGTGCGTTAGAACCACCTCTTAAAGGAAGACCTTTTACAATTTTTGTAGCAGCAGCGTTTGTTTCATTTGCGTCCGCAGACACCCAATCATCAACATTACCTGCAGAACAATTTTTAATTAATCCATTATTTCCATACACAAATGTATATGGGTGCAGAACAACTACCCCACCTGACACTTCAATTTTATTGTCAAAGGTTAATGTAACCCCTGTATTTGTTGCAGTAGCATTATTAGATAAGGTAAGAGTTGTGTCTACAATAGATACCACCGTTGTGTTTGCAGGAATGCCTGTGCCTGTAACTGTTTGACCTGCACCTATGAGAAGATTGATTGCAGTTAATGTGACTGTAGGTGAACCGTTTGTAGTGTTACCTGTTTGTGTAAATATACCGATGGCTGACATTGATGCACCTGTAATATCACCACCTAATACAGGCGTATTATTTTCGCTTGCAATGTCGTTTAAATTTAAACCAGGGTGCGCAAGAAGTGTTTGAAAACCGCTACCCTGAGAATCAAATGCTGAATCAAATTGCCAAAGGTTAGCATCATTTGGGGTGAAGTTTGAAAGAGTAAAATCAGTGATACCTGTACCAATGCCAAGATTATTGATTGGTAACGCTTGAACGCCATTGTTATATCCATTAAATACTCTGTTAAATAATCCTTGTGGATCTAAAAACAAGCCTCGAGAAGGACCTGCCATATTCCCTGTAATTTCTCGATAGCCTAATATTTTTCTAGGGCGACCACGTTGGAACCTTACCCATCGACCGTCTGTATATACAATACGATCAAAGATTGTACCGTCTCGTTGAACGCCAGGTTGGGTATCAAGAGCAAAAACCTTCTTTGTCATTAGAAGGTTCCCCCAAGAACCCCTCCGCTAAAAGTTCCTGTACCTACGACTTGTATACCTGATGCATTTACTTGAAATCTATTATTTCCAAGTATAGAGACATTCCATGCGCCTGCACCTGATCTAAAAACACCTGTAGATGGCTCTGAAGCAAAATATAATGATGGGTTAGCAGCGCTACCATTTGCTAAAGCATTTACAGAAGCTCCCGCTTGAACAGTGTTAGCATTAAAGAAATTTACACCATCGCAAATTAATGTGGATTGATTTCCTGATGCTATAGTGGCATCGGCACCACCTGCAACCCCTGTTGTAATTGTTAGTGTATTTCCGCCTGCTGTAGTTTGATTACTTACAATATAAAATGCAACAACAGGAGGGTAAGTAACAGTGACGTTTCCTGACAATGTACCTACATATTCTTGTATTAAGGATTGTGATTCTGTTGCAGATAATGAATAACTTCCTGATGTTACTTCTTTTGTAATCGAGGTAAATACAAATTGATTGCTAACACCATAACCAACTGTTACAAAAGTTGTGCCATCGCATACAATAATACATGACTCATTAGGTTGAAATACTTTAGATGAAGCAAGGTCAATTGTGTTAGAGCCTGATGTTGATATAGTAAGCGTTCCTGTTCCGTTGTTTTTAAACATACAGAACCAATCGTCACCAAGCGTTGAAGCTAGTGGTAATGTTGCAGAACCTGCACCGCCACCCCAAACTTTTGTTTGAGCTCTGTCACTATCTAAAAATGTATATCCTGCTGTAACGCTTGTAATTGGAGATGATTGATTAAGTTTTGATCCGATAGCTTTTAAGCCATCACCTGCAAGTGTTGTTGCGTCAGGTGCTGATGTTCCAATACCTAGCGCGATGTTAGACCATGTACCTGATGCTGTAGAGTTATTAGTTAGGTAAAAATATCTCGTAGCACCCGCGGTAAGTGTACCTAGCGTTGCTCCTGTTGAGCTTTTAATAGTTAATGTAAAAGCACTTGGATTTTTGATAAATGCGTCTTGACCTACTGACACTTGATTTGCAGGAGGAAGGAATACTGATAAGCCACCTGTGGATGGCGTAATGTCCATAATACGAGCTGCGACACTTGTAGACACATTGCCGTTAATAGGCCACACAAGCGTTAGGTCAGCAGATATTGAGTACGACGCGTAACTTACGTCGGTAGGTAAAATAACGTCGCCTGCAAAGGGAGAGTTGTATGTAGTCATGTTTATGTATCAAGAACAGTTGCCTGTCTGTCTCCAATTCGTTGAATATTTTCTGTTTTAAGCGTATTCATAATGGCTTGATATTGTTGTTGCCACATAGGTGTACGCTCATCATTTTTTAGGAAAGGCATAGCTTGTAGCAGTGAGCCATAAAGCATTGCTTGTGGTGCATAAATAGTGAACCAATTAGTTTGGTTTGTAGAGTCTAATGGTTGTACGCGTTCGTAGTATAAGACCTCAAAGCTGTAGTTTGATGCAGGGGTAGGAGCAACTAACCAATTGTCGTAGTTATAATCGCAATAGAATTTAGGTATACCTGTTTGTGTGTCATCAGGCCAATACTCTCTAAGGTATTCGTATTTGCGTAATAGAACGGGTTGACGCTCACCTGCTACAGTAATATTCATAGACACAGTCTTGTGCCAACGAGCAGGCTTTTGAATTGTGTTCTGACCTGTTACAAAAGTTGAATTAGCAACATTAAGGTTACCTAAAAACTTAATCTCAGACGCAATAACTTGCTCTGCAAGCATAATGAAAAGAGGAATTTTATCAAGCGTGGCTGTATCTGTACGCTCGAGGTATGATTGAATGTTTTCAACCAAGCTATCATATGTCATTGCTACTGCTGTTGTCATTCTATACCCTTTAAAAATAAAGCACGCTCGTCATTACGACGTGTGACTAACCCTTTAAATACCTTACCACCCGCTTTTGTATATTTAAGAAACTCGTCAGCGGCGCCTTTAATATCTCCGCGCAAAACCTTCTGACGGAGGGTTGACGACTGTAATCTCCCAAGACCACAGTTAAAAGCAAAGCTACACAAAGCATCAAATTGACCTTGTGTAAGAGGAACAGGACATAATCGTGCGACACCTTTTTCGAACCTCGCTAAATCTTTTCGTAAAATTTCATCAATTTCTTGGATTGTAAACGATCTATTCCATTCTGTGGGAAGAGATTTACCATTGCCAATTAAATGACCCACACCCACTGTCCACAGTCCGATTGGATCTTGGTACGGCCTTAATCTTACACCCTCATGGTGCTTGATCATCCTTAAAGCTTCGTTGGAAACTCTCATTTACCGCCATGCTTTTCCCATTGACGGGACCCGAAATAAAAGCCAATTATGCTCGCCACGATGGCCATTTCTTGGTCTGAGAACACCTCACCCATTGCTAATGCAAAATCAACACCTGTCCAAATAGCCCAAAATAGCCCTGCTACATCGGTAAATACCAATAAACCTACAAAGGTAAAGGCTACATAAGGACGTACTCTAGCGTTTAAGTCCACTACATTTTGTGATGCTTTTTCCATAAGAGTTTTGTCATGGTCATATAAAGCTGTTCTTTCTTGTGCGTAAGTTTCAGCTTCTACTTGATGAAGTTTAATTTCTTCTATCTTTTCTTGTGACTTAAAGCCTTTTTCAGCCATTAAAAGCTGTTGCTCCATAGCAAGTTTAGACATGGTTTGCTCATGCTTTTGATCAGATTTATTCTGAAAAAATGAGAGTAAATTTGGTAAACCTGATGAAAATATACCGAGTAATCCTGATAATATTGATAGCATTTTAGTTGTTCAATGGGTTAACCATTGCCTTTCGTAGTTGTTTCATTTCGTCTTTAACGTTTGTTACTGTATCTGTTATTTTATCTTGCGTAGCTTTGGCAACGCTATTAGCTTCAATAGCACGACCATAAGCTTCGTTTGCTTTTTCTAGTGCGCGATTGTTAGACATCATCACATCAACTAATTGACGCTCTGTAGAACGTGATCTATCTTCAAGCACTATAATACGAGTTTCAACAGAACTCATTTTTTTTACTTCTTCAATCGTCGAGGTCAAATCGTTGAAGAGGGTTATCCCGTAATATACTGCGCCACCTATTGGCACTAGAATTGAACATGCGATCCCCAATATCATTTGCGCTGATAAATTCAAGGAGTATGTTTTGTTGTCTTCCATAATCTTGTTCCTGTATGAGTTTAATCGATTCCTCGATTTGTTGTTGTTGCATGTTGTAGCCTGAATTTATAAGTTGCATAGATAATACAATTCCAAATCCTGGTACTAAATCTTTACCCTTCGGCACTCCTAACGCTCTC